AACAGCAGGATGGCTTTGGCTATTGGAAAAAAGATAAGAAATGGTGAGGACGTACGCTTTACAATAATATCGAAGCTGGACGACCCCGACGCTTATGGAGCTGAGCGCGTTGTTTTGCGGAACGTTTCCTTTGACGACTTGACCCTGGCAGACTGGGAAGTTGCAAAGAACGGCACGGTAGAGGCGCCGTTTACATTTACTGATTATGAGTTGCTGGACAGTGTGGAGGCGTAAGGAGATATGGATACACTTGATTTATTGCTGAAGATGGATATTCAGGACCTGCCGGAGAAAGAATACAAGATTAAACGGTTGAGCGATTTATGCGGTTCGCCTGTGATATTTAAGCTGAGAGCGATTCCTTACAGCAGGGCAATGGAAATTTCGCGGGCGCAGATGGAAGATATGGAAGTACACATAATGCTTGCCGGTGTGGTTGAGCCGAACTTGAAGTCTCCGGAACTTATGGCTAAATATAATGCCGCAACACCGGCGGAAATGATAAAAAAAATGCTGCTTCCGGGGGAAATTATTGATATATCCCGCGCCATTGAGAGGCTGTCGGGGTATCGTACGGATACCATAGAAGAAATTAAAAAAAAGTAGACACTGATCCGGAGACGCAGTTAATGTATTATCTCTTTATAAAACACAATATAATGCCGGGCTCTTATTATAATCTGCCGGAAGGAGAGAAGGTTGTAATAAGAGCCTTTTTTGAAAAATATATGGAAACAAGCTATAAAGTATAAAGTAAATTTTGTCGGAGACTGCAAAAAAGTTATAGCATATATAGCCGTAACAATAAAGCCGATGCCATAGTACTGCAATCTTCGCAGAATAAAATCTGCGGGGATTTTTATTTAAGGAGGGGGGAATTTTGGGAAGTGAGGTAAGTATTACCACAAGCGTAAAGGACGATTTAACACCGGCTATCACGACAATGCGCAATGCAATTCAAGCTTTAAGCAAAGACTACCAGGCAAAGCTTAAAGATTTTAAATTAAAGATTGACGTCAGCAAGGCAAAAAGTGGGCTTAAAGAAGTTGAAAAGCAGTTTGACCGAACGGGAGAAGCAGCGAAAAAACTTGAGCTTGGGCTGAAAAATGCAAGTTATGGAGATGCTATTCAAAATCTTGAATCAATATCCCAGGGCGCAAAGCAAGCGAAAAGCGAAATACAGAGCCTCACTGATGCTATGAACAAATCGGAAAACAGCGAAAGTAGCATAAGTGAAATAAAGACCAGAACATTAAAAGGCCTCAGTGATTTTAAAACGCTTTCGCCTGCAGTCGATGTGCTCGGAGATATTTTAATTACATATGGCGGCAGCAAGTATGGAGCAGAATGGGAAACAACGGCCAGCAGTGTATTGTCTGGAATTGCGATGGGGGCGTCCATAGGCAGCGCATTCTCCCCAATCGGTACAGCTATTGGCGCTGCTGCAGGCGCGCTGGTGGGTTATATCCAGGGCAACGCTAAAAATTTTGAGAAAAAAGATGATGCTTTTAAAGAATATTATAAAAACCAGTACGATAGCATATTAGAGGCGCAAAAAAATGCGCTTGCAAGCGGAATAAGCATAGCCTCAACCCGCGAACAGGATAAGATAACGTTTTCTACGCTCCTTGGCGGCGAGGAGAGAGCAGGAAGCTTTTTGGAGCAATTGACGCAATTTGCAGCAAAAACGACATTTGGGTATGATGATCTGACCGATATAAGCAAAACATTGCTTGAATATGGATATGCCCAAGAGGAATTGCTCCCATTGCTGACCAAAGTTGGTGATGCCGGGGCTGCCTTAGGGATGAGCACCGAAGAGATGAAAAATGTGGCTGCCGCCCTAGGCCGTATCCAAACTACAAGCGTAACTACTCTTGAACATCTCACCCCTCTCCTGGAACGCAACATTCCGGTGTGGGACTATCTGGCCAAGAGATTAGGCAAAACCAAAGAAGAAGTGGAAGAGATGGTTAACAATGGGCTTGTGCCCGGCGCCGAAGCAGCTAAAATAATTGCCGATAGCATGGGGGAAGATTTTGCCGGCGGCATGGAAAGGCGGCTTAAAACTTATGAAGGCCTCATGAAAACATTGCAGGATGCGAAGAATGAGCTTGATAGTGCCATGGGAGAGGGTTATATTAAGGAACGGGAGAAAGGCTTGCAAAAGCAAAATGACTTCTTACATGGTGAAAGCGGCTCACAACTGAAAAAAGCTTATGGGCTAATCGGCCAATGGCAAGCGTCGCTTGAAAACCTAGCGGAGCAATACAAGAGAGATGCGCTAAATGCGGTTATGACCGGCGACATAAGTTCATTATTCAGCGGCGAAGTTCGGGAAAGGCTTGCCCAAATGCACAGCGATTATGCGAAATATGCCGGCAAAGACACAGAAGAAGCGGGTGTAATGATGGGGGAGCTGCTTGCCGAAGCCTTGGCCATTGCGCAGAATGTGTATAATGCCAGCGAAAGAGTTCAATTAGAATTAGAAGCTAAATTAAACCTTGCAAATAGGATTAAAAATAACGCAGGGCTAAGGGATGAATATTGGAACGCTGACTATGTAATGAAGAATGAATTTTCAAAGGGCCTAAATTCAGTAGATAGCAATTATAATTGGAAGGGCTCAGCCTACGATTCGTTTGTGGATAAATATAGAAGGGAGTACTACTTTAAAGCATATACTGGCCATGCTTATGGTATAAGCTATGTTCCATATGATAATTTTCCTGCATTGCTTCACGAAGGGGAAAGAGTATTGACTGCGTCTGAAAACCGCGCATACAGTGCAGGCAGAAGCAGCTCTGCCGTTATAACGGGAAACAATTTTTATATCCGCGAGGAAGCCGATATTATGAAGATTGCGCGAGAGATCGTAAATCAGATGAACAGGGCTTATCAGCTTGTTGAGTGATAAGGATGTGATAAAATTGAGAAAAATAATATTTTTTGATACGCAAAAAAGCACAGAGCTTGTGCTTCCGGTCACGCCACCAAGGTTTGAGGTTTCCCATGGCATAAACATAGAGACAATAAATATTCACACCCTAGGGGACGTAGCGCTTGCCGGATACGGCACGCTTCCGACCTTTAAAGTGGAGTGCATGTTTCCGGCGAAAAATTATTCGTTTTTGCAGCCGGGCGCTGTGCTTGAACCATACGTATATGTCGACATATTTAAATACTGGTGCGATAACCGCACGGTTTTGCGATTCATAGTATCTGATACTACTGTAAACATCCCTGTGCTTATATCTGACGTTGCTTACGGCGAAAAAGATGGCACCGGTGATGTATATGCCACCATCACGACGCATAAATACCGTGAATTATCGGCAGTACAGACGAGCAACACAGGCAACGGCGCTCGAAACGCAGAGAAGACAACCGCTGCGGTCCAGGTTTATACCATTAAGCCAGGAGACACACTAAGCGCCATTTGCCGAAAGTATTATGGTGATGCCTCTCTTTATCCAAAGCTTGCGAGTTATAACGGAATAAAAAACCCGCATTTGATTTATGCGGGCAACACCATAAAATTGCCCGATAAAAACTTGCTATAAGGAGTGAGTCTATGCTTAAATTATTTATTACTAATAATGCCGGTACCGTAGACGTAACTCAGCTTGTGGAAAGCATAACCTGGTCGGGCGATTATCAGCAATGCGCCAGGACTCTTGAATTTGGGATTATATCATCGCCTACGGATAAAAACGTCCCGACAGTTGGATGTGAGCTTGGCAATGGTGTTGTGTTTATGCAGGACGACCGGGTGTTGTTTGACGGGTATGTCTTTGAGCGTCAGAAAGATACGGGGAGCAGCGTAATTAATATAACCTGCTATGATAGGGGCATATATCTGAAGCGTAATGAAGCATCCTATAAATTTATAAACATGACACCCGAGGCCATAGCAAAAAGGATATGCTCTGATTTTGGTATTGAAGTAGGGTCCTTGGCAGCAACCGGAGTAAAAATAAGCCGGAATTTCATAGGAACAAGCCTATACAAGATAGTTCAAACGGCATACACTCTGGCATCTGAAAAAACAGGCAAAAAATACATGATCCGCTTCAGCGGCCCTAAAATGAATGTTATAGAAAAAGCTGTAACAGACGAAACCCTTGTTATAGAAGGCGGAAGCAATCTTATGTCGGCATCAACTACTGAGAGCATAACAGACATGATTAACCAGGTTGTAATATATAATTCCGATGACCAGCTTGTCGGTACACAAAAGGATACAGAGGCAATTAAATTGTATGGCGTATTGCAGAGCTACTTAAGACAATCGGATGGTGAAGATGTTGTAGCAAAAGCGAAAAAACTTATATCTGAGAATGGAGTGAGTCAGAAAATAACAATCGAAAATCTCGGCAACGTTGCAAATACAACTGGCGGTACCGTAGTAGTCCGTGAGCCTTATACAGGCCTGTACGGACTTTTTTATATAGATTCGGATGTTCATACATGGAAGCAGGGCCAGTACTACAATAAGCTGGTTTTAAACTTTAAAAACATTATGGACGAACAAGAAGCCGGCTCTTTGCCTAACAAGACCGGCAATAAAACGGCAAGCTCATTCTAAAATATAGCACATGGGCTTACCTGGAGCTTGGAGGGAGAATGGATGGAAGATAATCCTTTTACAATGTTGGCAAAAATCATACGCGATGACAATATGTCGCGTATACCTGTTTCATTTCGCTTTGGCAGAGTTATATCAAAAGACCCTTTGATGCTTGATGTTGCGGGAACTGTCCAGGATAAAAGTTCGCTTCTAAGAAACAGCTTGATAAGCTATTTTGCCGAAGGAGACCGTCTGTTGCTTATACCTATCGAAGACGAACAGCGCTATATAATCCTCTGCAAGGTGGTGGACATATGAGTTTATTTCCCAGCATACAACCTCAGTCAGTTAAAACCGGCACGGAGCTGAAACTATACAAAGAAGTAAAATGGGATTTTGAAAATAATATACCGGTTTTTAAAAACGGCTCACCGGTTATTGTAACCGGCAAGGAAGCCGTTTTGGTTTGGGCGTGGAAAGCCCTGCATACTCCTCGGTTCAGGTATGAAATTTACACCTGGGATTATGGCTGCGAAGTTGAATCACTTATCGGGCAGCCGTTTACAGACGAACTTAAACAGGCGGAGGCGGCCAGATATGTAAGGGAGTGTTTGCTTATAAACCCGTATATTACCGGGGTATCTGACGTGTCGGTGTCCTTTGGAGATGGGACACTGAATATAAGCTGTACGATTGAGACCGTTTACGGGGAGGTGACAATAGGAGATGTATGAAGATTTAACGGTTGAAAGCATTAAATCTGATATCATTGGTCGGCTGTCAACGGATATTGATACAAGGGAAGGAAGCTTTACAAATGATATGATAAGTGCTGTGGCATACGAGATATGGAAAGCTTACCAGTCTCTGAACGCGATAATTCCAATAGCTTTTGTAGATGAGACTTCAGGGGAGTATATAGATAAACGCTGTGCAGAATACGGAATTAAGCGCAAGACCGGAACTAAAGCAAAAGTGACTTTAACCTTGACCGGTACTGATGGCACAACCGTGCCGGCCGGAAAGGTATTTCTTACTCCGGATGGATTGCAGTTTAAGACCGATGAGACTGTGACAATAACAAACGGTACGGCGACGGTTTCTGCGACAGCGGTTGAAATCGGCAAGGAATATAATGTCGCTGCGGGAACTATCACAAAACAGCTTGTCAATATCAGCGGACTGACGGCAGTTACAAACGACGAAGCAGCAACAGGCGGGACAGATGCCGAAACAGATGCAGCACTTGTAAAGCGCTTATATGAATATTTGCAAAAACCGGCCACATCCGGGAATGTGGCCCATTATAGGCAATGGGCCCTTGAAGTGGACGGAGTGGGGACGGCAAAAGTTTTTCCCTTATGGAATGGCCCCGGAACAGTCAAAGTTTTGATAGTCGGGAGCAATAACGAGCCGGTGGACTCAACTATTATAGCTAACTGCGCAGCGCACATCGAAAAAAACCGGCCTATCGGTGCAACTGTGACCGTGGAAAGTGCGGAAGGGCTTCCGATTAACGTTGCTGCCACAGTTATAATTGACAGTACGACAACAGTAGAAAGGGTTAAGACCTCATTTGAAGCTGTCCTAAAGGAATATTTGAAGAGCATAGCATTTGATAAGTACACCTTGGTATATAATCGGATAGCCTATATGCTGTTGGATATAGACGGAGTAACAGATTATACCTTCCTGACAATTAACGGCGGCACAAGTAATATCACAATCGCCGACAATCAGGTTCCGGTTATCGGAACGGTGGAGGTGACTGCTTGATGAGCTTGATAGATCTGTTGCCGGCTGATTACAAGAACAGCAAGCAGGTTGTGGAGCTCCAGGGTGCCTTTGAATATTGGACTGACGCTCTTAAAGCAGCCAGAGACGATTTGTTTGCGCAGCTCAATGTTGAATCGGCCACGTGGGGATTAGCCTTATGGGAAAAAGCACTAGGACTGCAAACGGATGTTACCAAGCCATATGACTATCGGCGTACGCGAATTATGAGTAAGTTACGCGGTTCCGGAACGACCACGACGGCCATGATACAGAATGTCGCAGAAAGTTTCAGTAACGGAGAAGTGACGATAATTGAATACAACAACGAAAACCGCTTTGAGGTCAAGTTTACCGGAACAATAGGGATGCCGCCTAATATGGACGATCTTACGGCGGCGATAGAAGAAATAAAACCGGCGCATCTGGCGTATTCATACGTCTACATATATCGGACAAACAGTGAATTAGCCGTATATACACACAGGCAACTTGCTGCTTATACGCACGGAACGCTTAGAGAGGGGGTTATGTAATGGCAACTACAACTAAAAATTATGGGCTAAAAAAGCCTGCGCAAAATGATTATTACAATATTGAAGACCATAATGACAATATGGACATTATAGATACCGAGTTAAAGAGGATCGAGGATGAGATAGACAACATCGACGTAACAGGCATCCAAATAACAGTCGACCAAACACAGGCCCCGGCATCACCCGGTAATGGTACTCTTGCTCAACTTTTCTCTTGGCTTGCGAACCGAATAAAAGCAATTACAGGGAAGTCAAACTGGTGGGATGTGCCTGCGAAGACTCTCGAGGACCTGGACACACACAAAGTTAACAAGTCAGGCGATACCATGACAGGGCCACTTATAGCAAATGTGCATACCGGTACTAATGCTTCACGTATTTATAAAAATCTTGTTTCATATTTACAAGTACCAGGTGGCGGTGGACAAGTAACAGGCACAATTAAAATAAAACTACCAAAATCCTGGTCTAGTACCAAAATTAGAATAACTGTAAAAGGATACGATTTTTCATCAAATGGTGGTTGGGAATTAATTCTAGGTGGCTATAATTATGCTGCCACTTCTTCGTGGATGCAGTGCACTGCTGAATTACGAGGCAAAGCTCCATTTAATCAAGTAAGGTTTGGACATGATGGCTCATATTGTTGCATATTACTTGGTTCAACATCTACTGTGTGGTTAGAGCCTTTTATTATAGTTGAAGAAATGATTGCAGGATTTAGTAATGTTGATAGCTGGGAAAAAGGCTGGGAAATTTCAATTATTACTGATGAAACTGGAATATCTAATATTGTTACACCCGCACTCCGCAAAGTGTGGGATAGTGAAAATGACGGCGCAGGAAGTAATATGGATGCAGATACGGTAGACGGCAAACATGCCAGCGATTTCCAAGTAAGCGCAACATCAAGAGTCTCCGGTATCGTAACCTATACCGACAGTATTGCCGGTGGCAGCACATTAACTAAAACGATAGCGTTGGGAGGTAGTTATAAGCAAGGAAGAGTTATTTTTAGTAACAAATTAATTGTTGAAGTTACTACTGATAGTTCAAAATCATTTATGTTAGGTAGTACAAGATATTATATTGACTCCAGTAAATATTACCACCTTCCGGAATTTTATACTCGTCAGCAACTTGGAAGTATTACAAAGGTAAATGATTGGAGCGATACCGCTAGAGGATTTGGCGCATTTGCAGTGGGAGTAACTCCAGAAAACACTAGGTATGTTCAAGTACAAGAATGTTATATTAATGGAACAAATTTAACGATAATTTTTTCAAATAGTTCTAGTTCAGCAGTTTCAATGAATTTACCAATATATTGGGAGGTATGGTAATATGTTATATTTTGTTGAAATTCAAAACAGCAAAATCACAGGCAAGGGATATGGGCCCGCTATATGCGAAGGCCAAGTTGAAGTCACAGAGGAAATATACAACGCCCTTGTGCGCATGCCTGCGGATTTTGAAACAGACGAACAAGGCAATATCGTATCAGTCACTTGCCCTCCCGAACCGGACCCGGTTATCATAACCGAACCCATCGATGAAGAAAAAGCAGCTTTGGCCGAGGCTATCATCGATTTTGAAAACAGAATTTCACGGTTGGAGGCGATGCTAAATGCTTAAACAGTATCTTATTGTTGCATATGCGTATTTGGTGAAAATTGCAAGGTGGGACCTAGAGCCCGTGGAAGGCAGCACAAAGAAGGTGGTGCCTGAAGAATATAGGACGGCAGTGGCTGAGTATCTGGCAGGGGCTTAATAAGCCCCTTTTATTATGCGAATAAAGGACTCGTTTAACCGGGTCCTTTTTTAATATTTCGAATGAAAGTGAGGGATAAATATGGAACAAATAAGCTCGGTGAAGGTTGGTTTTCTTGGTATTATAGGCGCTATAGGAGCTTTTGTTTCAACGCTTTTTGGAGGATGGGATGCGGCGTTGACCACATTGGTAATTTTCATGGCCATTGATTATATCACCGGTATTATTGTGGCAGCTGTATTCCACAGGTCCACAAAAACAGAATCAGGTACCCTTGAAAGCAAGGCAGGCTGGAAAGGTCTATGTAAAAAGGGCATGACATTGTTAATAGTTCTTGTAGCTGTCCGGCTGGATCTTGCAATAGGTACACATTTTATCAGGGATGTGGTAGTTATCGCCTATATAGTTAATGAAACTATCAGTATCATTGAAAATGCTGGTCTTATGGGCTTACCTATTCCATCGGTCATTCAAAAAGCAATTGATGTTCTCCAAAAAAAGTCAGAAGGTAAACAGCAATAAGGGGATGACGGGATGTTGCCTATACAAAAAAAGTTAATCAAGTACAATTTTTCGAGTGGCAATAATCCTGAATATATAGTCATACACGATACTGGCAATACAAATAAAGGTGCAGATGCGGAGGCTCATTATAGATATTTTAATAGTGACAATAGAAATGCATCAGCCCATTATTTTGTAGATGACCATGCAATCATACAGACTGTTGAAGATCATAATGCTGCCTGGCATTGTGGCGATGGCAAAGGTAAGTATGGCATAACCAACTATAATTCTATTGGGGTTGAAATTTGTGTAAACAGCGATGGTGATTACGATAAAGCTCTTGGAAACGCTATTGACCTGGTCAAATATCTGATGCAGAAATACGGTATACCAATTGACAAAGTTGTAAGGCACTATGATGCAAGCAGAAAAATCTGTCCAGGAACCATGAGCGCGAACAACTGGGCCAAGTGGACTTGGTTTAAAGCCCAATTTCAACCCAAGCAGGAACATTGGGCCCAAAAGTATTATGACTTTCTCACGAAAGAAAAAGGTATTGTGATACATGAAACAGGGTTTGATGATACCATTACGCGCGGGGAGGTCTTTGCGCTTATGGCACGGCTGTGGGGATATAAAGAGTAAAGTCCTCGGTTTATAGAGTAAAGTCCTCGGTTTATAGTATGGCTACTATATATCTTGACTGAGGAGTTAAATAGGACGAAGTCGAAGGAAGTAAAAATATTGAGATTCTGCTGCTTATTGTGTACAATAAAGAAAAAGCTGTTTAGCAGCCAAAAAGGGCCTGAAATAATTTCTGTGTATGAGAACCGGACGTAACATTTCTGGTAAGAAGTTTAGCCTATTAAACAATGAGTTAATATGATGTTCTATCAGGAATTATTGCCAGTTTTTCAGAGATTATGCTATACTCTGAATAAATCTGGCAATAATTTTACATAATAGGTGGGTTATGCCCTTATGCCCTGTATTTTGTGGGGGCTGGCCCGTCCGGCAATGAGGACGAGCCCTTGAAGGCGGTGGGGGCAAATCCTACATGTACTGTTCCAACCTTCCTTGGAACATTATCATCAACTGGCTTAAAACCTGATCCCAGTTTCTGTATCGCTGTGTCCATTTCTTCATAACATTCATGGAAGCCAAGTACAGCATCTTTTCCAGGGAGCTGTCGGAAGGAAATGCTGATTTGGTTTTGGTTACCTTCCTAAACTGCTGATCCAGGCCTTCAATGATGTTAGTTGTGTATATAATTTTTCTTATCTCCTTCGGGAATTTATAGAATGGACTTAACGCTCCCAATTGCTTTCCCAACTCCGAAAAGCGTAAGGAATATTGCCGTCCCCATTTCTCCTTCAGTTCACGGAGAGTATCCGGGGCTGCTTCCTCACTGGCAGCAGTATAGACATTTTTGAAATCTTTGGAGAATGTTTTTATGTCTTTGCAGGAAATGTACTTGAAGGAATTGCGCAACTGATGAATAATACGCCGTTGGATTGCAGTACATCTTTAAAAGCGTCTTCCAAAAAAGCCAGAACTTCGCCTGGATTCTGGAAATTATTGCCCTTAATTATTTCCTGGACTACTTTGGGAAATTACACTCATAAAAATACTCCTTCCTGGTTTGTATTGCCAATTTTTACCAGAAAGTAGTATTTCCTAACCCTCATACACAGAAATTTTTACACCCTCTCCTTTCCTCTTGTACGATAGTGTCTCTTCAGCAAAATCATAGAGGAAATTTGATTAAGGCGGCCTATTTTTTCGCCGGCATGTGGTACAATTTTAGAATAGCATTAACACCCTTTAGCTCCACCATGGTTTGTGCGAAAACCCTTGAGCCGCAAGGGTTTTCAGCGCTCTTGAGAGAAAATCACTGTTTTATCGCAAAATATATAATGTGCCCTTATAGATTGAGCACTTTGGGTTTTCAAAATCCTTATTGTCAGGCATTGGGTTTTTGTAAAAATCCTTCATTTCGGACAATAGTTTTGAGGCCGTTATTGAACGGAAGGTAGTAAATTTAAAGATAAATGACACCGGTAGCAAGGTAAGTACTATTCGGCGCAGCTTTCTGAATAGGCCTGTGTGAGCACCGTTAACACAGCAATAATTTGATGAATTCAAAATATAAAAAGGCTACTTCTAAGTTAGGTTAGATATACTTACAATCCAATTATCCTTCAATAAATCCAAAAGATTAAGCATGTTATAATGATTGCTTGTATATGGAAGCCGTATTACTGTCGAGTTCTTTATTGGTGATGTACTCAGCATACTCATGCATTTCTCGGCGCTAGCAACAATTAGTTTTGCATATTCATAATAATTGGAATCAATTATGATGATGCTCGGATTTATAATCCAGCACAGGTTATAGATAAATTGCAGAGCATGGTCTATAGCTTCATCAACAATGCTGCAGATAGTGCTATCCTTATCATAATATCTGCGAATAATTTGTGAAAAATCCAGTTTTACTTTTATACAGTCTTCTACTCTCTGGGATATGCTTACAGCAGAGATTGCATTTTCAAGTGTAGCGTAGCCTGATGAAGTAGAAATCAGGCACTGCCCTATTTCGCCGGCTGCAAGATTTTCACCTGCGATAAGTTCGCCGTCTTTTACTAAAGAGCCGCCCACTCCATCACCAATGTAAAAATAATAAAGACTGGAAGCACCGGATTTTTTGTATTCATCTATGGCAACTGCATTAACATCATGCATGATTAAAATATTATCTAAATGAAAATGATTATAAAATAAATCTTTAAGGTGTAAGCCTTTAAAGCCCGGGATCAAATCATAATTTACCTCATCAGTATCGGAATAATATATACTGGGGACAGAAATTGCAATTCCAAGAGGCACAAGTTTAGTTCGATTAAAATTTGCTTCCATAGAAACCATCAAAGTTTTAAGTACTTCTACGTAGCTTTCGTAATCTGTAATAACAAATGATTCCTCGGCCATTTTTTTTGAATACAAATCATACACAAAGTAATTTATTTTATTTTTGGATGTGAGGTCTATACATCCAAAACACCCGAATTTATCATCAAATTTAAGGGCCTTTGGTTTCCGCCCAACGGTGCTTTCTGTTGGAATCTCAACAAGAATCCCACGAGCTAAAAGGTCATCAACTATTTTCTTCACTGTCATTACACTTACGTTGCTTTCCTTGGTAAGTTCACTCCTTTGAAGTGAGTGATGCTTTAATAAAGCATTTAAAATGTTGTAACAATTATTATTTCTTATAGATTTGTTTGTCAATGTAGCTTTCAT